CCTGACGAAGAGCTGCATTGCTATGTCAGCGGTGACACGGAGCTGGAAGCGATGCAGGAAGCCCGCGACCGATGCATGGCAGGCCATGAGCATGAGACGGCCGTCATCGATGTGAAGGAGGTGGCGGGGTGAGCAGGATAACGTATGTCAAGTGTGACAGGTGCGGTAAGCAGTTCATACCGGATGCCCAGCACAAGGTTGGATGGATCGGTTTTAACTGGAGAGACCCAGAGACTGACGAACTGACCAATCATAACCCACCAGAAATTGAAAGCATGGAATTCTGCGAGAATTGCATGGCAGACATAGCGGTATTCGTTAAAGGCCTCTCTGTTGAAATGGAAGCACCGCCAGAGGTCGAGATTGTGGTGGAAGAACCTCCCGCCGTAGAAACACCCGATGAGGAGCCTCAGAAGGCTGTAGAGCCGCCTGAACAGAAGAAAGCAAAGAAGAAGCCACCGAAGCAGAAAAAGCTCGATGTGGAAAAGATCGTGTCTTTGTACACTGCAAAATACCCATGGGATATTTCCAAAATAGCAGATGAGATGAAATGCACTGAGAATGCTGTCCGCTATCACCTTAAGAAGCGAGGAGTGTATAGAGGCGGTGATGCAGATGACCGGAACGGAGAAGGCCAGGCTTGACTTCCAAGACCGTTTTGATGCCGTGAAGAACCGGAACGGCTGGACCAACAAGGACCTGGCAAAGGTCTTGAAGGTGTCGACCGTGACAGTGTCCAGGCTCCGGAGCAATCCATTTGGTGCCAGCGGTCGAAACGTAATGACAATTCATGCTCTATATGAGGAGGCTATGAGCAGATGATAGAGGAATTCCAGGAACTGATGAACGCCGTCCAGGATTACCGTCAGCATAAGGCCGATAAGGACCCGGATGCTGAACGTGAATATGGTTACCTGAGGGCCCGCATCGAGCGGACATGGAGAGAGGGGAGCATCAGCCGGATGCAGATGATGACCCTCATTGGAGTGATGGAGGAAAGAAGATGAATAAAAATGCAACGTTATCCAACAGCCCGGTGGTGGCAGTGCTCCCAATGCGGTCTCACCTGGAATGTCAGCCGGTTGTGCACGACCCGGCCCGTGATGTATATGTGCCCGATATGCCGGACGAAGATGAAGAGGGCACGCCGCTCATGGACTTCGTAATGAGCTGGGCAAATGGATTCAGACTGGTGGCCGCTATGGCAGCCATAGCTCTGGTCATTGTGACCGCAGGGGCAATGTAACAACATAAAAAAGCGCATCGGTGTGGGGCACTGACGCGCTTGCAATAAGGTGATGTACTTGGGTAGTTCATCACTTCCATAATAACACATTTTTCAAAATAATGGAGGAAAAAATCATGGCAGCAAAGAAAACTGAAGCAACTGTAGAAATCAGACCGTTAGAGATTAAGGAAATCAAGATTCGCCTGGTTGGAGATTCCCCGCTTATCGTCCATGCATGGAGCGAGAAGGCAAAGAGAATGATGCTTGAAACTCAGATGGGCACCACCAAGACGAAAGCCAGAGAGAAGCGAAACCCGATCTCGGACTTTGCAAACAGCCTGTACTGGCTGACTGAGCAGCCAGCTGTTGAGACTGAGGAAGACTGGATCGAGGCAATGCGGCAGAACCCGAAGTTTGGATTCCCGGTATGTGCTTTCAAACAGGCAGCGAACAGTGCTGCATACCGTCTTGGATGGGTAAAGAACCAGATGGTGCTCAGAGGGTCCTACTTCCTTAAGAGCGAATATGGGAACTATGCAGAGATTAAGGGTTCTGTCCCGGAGATGCGCGAGGACATGGTCCGTGTTGGTATGGGAACTGCAGACCTGCGGTATCGTGGAGAGTTTAAGAATTGGTATTGCGACATGATTCTTGAGTATAACGCATCCGGTGAGATGACTCTGGAACAGATTCTGAATGTCATCAATGCAGGTGGTTATGTCTGCGGAGCTGGCGAGTGGAGACCGGAAAAGGATGGAGACTTCGGCAGATTCCACATCGAGACCATCCCGGACGAGAAGTAATCCCGGCAGGCAAGGGTTTGGCAGGGCTTGGCAGGTATGGCAAGGTGAGTCGTATCGGGTCGGGGCTTGTTGTGTTGGCGCGGGGCAAGGCATAGCAGGCGTGGTTCGCTTTGGTTGGTGAGGGCTAGGCATGTTTCGGTGTGCTGTGGTACGGCGGGGACTGGTCTGGTGAGTTTAGGTAGTGTTTGGTATGGCAGGCGGGGTCCGTCAAGGTTTGTCGTGTCGAGTCAAGGCATGGTGTGGCAGGCAGGGATGGGTTAGGCACGTTCTGGTGGGGCTGCGCGAGTTACGGTCCGGCAGGGTTCGGCATGGCAGGCGTGGTGAGTAGTGGCAAGTTGGGCCAAGGCCAGGTTAGGAACGGAATGGCGTGGCATGGCAGGTAAGGTGTGGTCTGGACCGTTAGGGCTTGGTTCGCGAGGAGAGGCAAGTCAAAGTCTGGTATGGCAGGCATGGCGAGGCAGTGCGGGGCAAGGCATGTCAGTGTGCGGTTTGTTCAGGAGCGGCGCGGAGGGGCTAGGCAGGCAGGGTCGGGCAGGCAACCCACTAACAAACTAACAAAGCAATAAGGAGGCGTAAATGGTTTATCAGAGAAAATACGAATGGGCGGGATACAGTTATTCAGTCCCAGCTCAGGTAGTTGGAGAGCATGTACAGGCCATCGAAGAACGCGATGGCGAGGTAACGAAGGAATCCTTCTTGGATTCTGCAAGAAGCAAATCATCACCAGTGCATAAGTTATTCGATTGGGATAACAAGGTCGCCGGCGAGAAGTGGAGACTGCAGCAGGCAAAGAACATTTTGTCCTGCCTCCGCATCAATATCGTCAGCGAAAGCCATGCTCCCATCAAAACAAGGGCGTTCATCAATGTTGTACCAGGAAGCTATAATGGCCGATTTGTCAGTACTGAACTGGCCATGACCAAGATCGACACCAGAGCAGGCGTCCTGACAAGGGCACAGCAGGAACTGCTGGCCTTTAAGGAGAAGTACGGCACACTCACCGAGTTGTCTCATGTGATAGCCGTCATTGATGACTACATGAAGGAGGCAATGTAATGGCAAGTTTATATCAGTTAACAGACCAGTACCAGGCGCTGCTCGACTTCGGGAGCAGCTGCGACCCGGAGGACCAGCAGGCATTCCTGGATACCCTTGAGGGACTCAAGGGAGAAGTGTCCGATAAGGTCGACGCCTATGCGGCCGTACGGACCACACTGGTGGGCCGGAGGGAAACCGTCAAGAAGGAACTCGACCGACTCGCGGCTATCCTGAAGACCATCGACAACAACATCGACCGCATGGATGATGCGGTGCATGGCGCTATGGATGTCATGGGAGTGACGGACCTTAAGTCCGACCTGCACAAGTACAAGATTGTCAAAAACGGCGGGAAGGCGCCTCTCGTTTATGACGGAGCAGTTCCGGACAACTTCCAGAAGATTATCATCCAGCCGGACACCGAGCGCATCCGGGCGGCTCTGGAACGGGGCGAACAGCTCCCCTTTGCTCATCTCGGTGAGCGTGGGACGCATCTGAGGATTTCATAAGGGGGTGAGTACATGTCTAAAGTTATCGGTGTGATGGGCGAGAGCGGATCCGGCAAGACAACAGCCATGCGGAACTTGGACCCGGCCGTCACCTTCTACATCGACTCTGACAAGAAGGGGCTGAACTGGAAAGGCTGGAGAAGCCAGTACACCGTCGAGAAGAAGAACTACTATGCGACGGACAGCTTCACCAATGTGAGCCTGCTGCTCGACAAGATAAACAGCGAAAAACAGTTCAAGCATATCAAGTTCGTGGTCATCGACACTCTCAACGGCATGATGGTTGCCGAAGAGATGCGCATCCTGGCCATGCAGAGCGGAGACAAGCGGAGCGCTTGGAGCGACCTGGCCTCCAACGGCTGGGCCATCGTCAACAAGTGTCTCACGATGCGCGATGACATCACCGTCATCATCCTGTGCCACTCCGAGACGGTCTCTGACGATAACGGCATCATCAAGACCCGGATAAAGACCAACGGCCGGAAACTGGAGAAGCTCGTCCTGGAGTCCAAGATGACCACCGTCGTGTGGGCGGTCCGGCAGGATGGCAAGTATAAGTTCATCCTCAGCGCGGACGGGAGCACTTGTAAAGTTCCCCTCGGAAGCTTTTCAACCGATGAAATCGACAATGATATCACACTCGTCATCAAAGCTTTGGAGGATTTTTAAATGAGGGTATTGAAGAAACTTTACGGGCAACGCTTTGGACGCCTAACCGCGATCGAGCCGTCTGGATACACCAAATCCAAGCGCATTGAATGGAGATGCAGATGCGATTGCGGGAATGAAACAATCGTCGCAAGTGACAAATTATTAAGCGGACATACTCAAAGCTGCGGATGTCTTATTTCGGACATTTTAACAGAGAGGAATAAGGCAAGTGCAAAACCGAGAAACCAACGTTTGTATCGCATTTATTACGGAATGATGTCCCGGTGTTTCAACAAAAAGTACGAAGCGTACAAACATTATGGGGCAAGGGGCATTACTGTCTGCAAGGAATGGGCCGGCCATTTCTATGACTTTGAAGAATGGGCAAAAACGCACGGCTATGACGACTCATTAACGCTTGACCGAATTGACAATGACGGCAATTACGAACCGTCAAATTGTCGTTGGGCAACGATGAAAGAGCAATCAAACAATCGGCACCCGGCAGGATGGCACAACACCCATTCCTTTGGCGCGTTCGATCGGGATGAATGTGATAACGACATCATGATCGTAATCAAGGCATTGGAGGAATACTGATGGCACATGAAGCAGAAATGATTAACGAAATGAAAGAGACCATTATGGAAATGCTTACTACTCACATGCAGTGGGGATGGTCGTTAGAGCAGATAGAGCCATTGTTTACTAAAGCGTCACAGCAGGCGCTTGAAGCATTAAAAACCAATAACTAAGGGAGGATACAACATGCTTAACTTCAAATCCGTAAACAGAGACCAGGTAAAACAGCAGGGTGCATTCCAGATGCTGCCGAAGGGCGCCTATGTAGTCAAGATTATCAACATCAAGACTGAGGCCAACAAGAACAACGACGGCCAGCACCTCCGCATCGCCTTCGACATCGCTGAGGGCGAATACAAGGACTTCTACATGAAGCAGTACCAGAACAACACCAACGAGGATAAGAAGTGGCCGAACGATGCTAACTTCACCATCAACATTCCGGATGACAGCAGCCCGGAGTGGATGTCCCAGAAGTTCTTCACCTTCCTGGCTAACGTGGAAGACTCCAACAAGGGGTATGTCTTCAACGGCGATGAAACCAAGCTGAAGGGTAAGCTGTTCGGCGGCCTGTTCCGCAATGAGCAGTCCGAATATAACGGCAACATTTATGACCACATCCGCCTCTGGTGGACACGGCCGGCAGATGATGTCCGCAACAACAAGTACGGCTCCCTCCCGAAGGATAAGCTCGTCTCCGCAAAACCGGCAACACCGGAGAACGCCAGCAATGAATTCATTCAGATCCCGGATGAAGTCGGTGCAGATGAGATTCCGTTCTAATGGACCTGTTTCAGGTTCGTGATATTCTCGATACCTTCCGTGTGGTGGTTGACAACCGCGAGCAGATGACGCCCAGAGCCAAGCACCGACTAAAGGCGCTGGGCGTTCCTGTTGAGCATGGGACGCTAAGCTACGGAGACTATGCAGCTAATGTTGATATGCCGGACGGTCCACTCCTGGACACATCCGTCACGATGAAGCCGGCCTGCGTGATTGAACGCAAGATGAGCCTGGATGAGCTGGCTGCTTGTTTAGGCCGAGAGCGGGCGCGGTTCGTGCGGGAACTGGAGCGGGCGAGGGATGCCGGCGCGAAGGTTTACCTACTTGTGGAGGATGCTTCATGGGAAAAGCTGATAAACCACAACTACCGGAGCAAGCTGCATCCGAACGCATTCTTAGCATCGCTGCTGGCCTTTCAGGTCCGGTACGGTCTTGTGACTGTGTTCTGCACTCAGCTCACCAGCGGGAGGATGATTCGAGAAATATTATATCGAGAGCTTAAGGAGGGATTGGAGAATGCCGGAGAAGAATAACGGCTCCGTCATCATTTATCAGTCATGGTTTGAGACCGCCCAGAAGCTCGGCCAGGAGAAACAGCGGCAGGCTATCATGCAGATTCTTAATTATGGATTCTATGGCACGGTCCCAGACAACAGCGGCGACTTATACATGGACCTGTTGTTTGAGAGTTGGCGGCCTCTGGTGGATGCAGCTGAACGGCACCGGCGTGGAGGGGCACCTAAAGGCAACCAGAATGCTAAAGGCAATAAAGGCGGTCCAGGTCGTCCAAAAAAAACACAACCAAAAACACAACCCTTTAATGAGAATGTAAATTCGAATGTAAATGAGAATTGTAATGATAAGGGGCTTACGCCATCCCCCTCCATAAGGGAGGGTGAGGCTCCAGCCAATGAGGGTGATGATGAAGAGATTGTGTGGGGTGATCCGTTAGAGCAGCTGGAGGAGTGGAGACGAGAGAATGAACAGTCCGTATGAGTTTAAGCGAGAAGATGCTTATCGCTTTGCACATGAACACGGCATCCAGACCTTTGTAAAGGGGAATGAGCTGCACTTCATGCGGTGCCCGTACTGTGGCGGCGGTTCTTCTGGACGGGACAAAAATACCTTTGCCATTAACCTAATCAGCGGTGCCTTTAACTGTAAGCGTTCATCCTGCGGCAGAACCGGCACGATGATAACCCTGCACAAGGACTTCGGATTCTCGCTGGGTGAGGGCATCGATGCGTACTATGACAACTATTCACGGTTCAGAAAGTTCAAACGTCAGGCCGAGAAGCTTCTGAGCAAACCAGCAGCAGTCCAGTACATGGAGAGCAGGGGCATCTCCCAGAAGGTAACAGAGCTGTATGAGATTACAGTTAAGGACGGCCAGGAGAATGTGCTCGTCTTCCCGTTCTGCGATGAGCAGAGCAACATTTGGTTTATCAAATACCGGAACACCACCTTTAAAAAGGGTGATGACGGCTCAAAAGAGTGGTGTGAACGGGACCGTAAGCCGATTCTGTTCGGGATGAATCACTGTAACTTTGAGAACCGGACATTAGTTATGACGGAGGGCCAGATAGACAGCCTTTCCTGCACGGAGGCCGGCATTGAGAACGCGGTGTCTGTGCCGCTGGGCAAGAACGGATTCACATGGGTGCCGTACTGTTGGAACTTCCTGAGGCGGTTCAAGGAGCTGATTATCTTCGGCGACCTGGAGAACGACAGCATCACTCTCCTGGATGACATGAAGACCCGATTCAGGGGCCGGATAAGGTGTGTCAGAAAAGAAGACTATCTGGACTGTAAAGATGCCAATGAGATTCTTCAGAAGTATGGCCCGGGGGCTGTACGGCGAGCAGTCGAGAATGCTGAGCCGATAAAGGTCAGGCGGTTAACTAATCTAAAGGATGTGCAGAGAGTGAACTTAGCAGCACTTGAAAAAATTTCGACGGGGATACCCGCATTAGACAAGTTGGTAGGTGGTTTCTATTACGGCCAGCTGATTGCTGTAACCGGTCCGCGTGGGGACGGCAAGTCGACATTGACTTCTCAGTTCGCCACATTCGCACTGAGTCAGGGTCTGCCGGTGTACGTTTACTCCGGCGAGATGAGCAACAGCATTGTCCGTGCCTGGCTAGATGAGCAAATCATCGGCAAAAACTACATGACATTTAACACAAATCTCGGCCGGTATGATGTGACTCAGGAAATGTATGAGTGCCTTCAGAAGTGGGACAAGTATCAGCAGTGCTGGATGTTTGATGACCTGTGGGCACAGGATCAGGACAGCAACGATGAAGAGACTGACACAGAAGAAGCAGAGAAGGATATCGTCCTGGAGACGCTTGAAGAGGCCATCATCTCACACGGCGTCAAGTTTGCAATTATCGACAATCTTATGACGGCAATGGATTTCTCAGCTAACACCGACCTGAACCAGGCGCAGTCCGTATTTGTCAAAAAGCTGTCTCGTCTGGCTAAGCAGTACAACGTGATAATCATTCTTGTCGCGCATCCGCGCAAGGCTGGACTGATGAAGACTCTCACCAATGATGATGTGGCGGGGTCATCCAATATTACGAACCTGTGCGACATGGTTATAACCTATTCGCGCCCAAAGGATGAAGAAACCGACGCAGACCGCATTATGACGGTACTGAAGGATAGAAACGCCGGTCATACAGATTACGACGGGTTCCCGCTGTACTTCGATGCAGCCAGCAGACGGATATCAAGCGAAAAGAGTTTTGACTGGACGCTTGGATGGGAACCGGATGTGATTCCGCTCGGTGAGGACGATGACATCCCGTTCTAGGAGGGTGACATGGGCAAAGATACACCTATGACGAATGCAGATTTCAGTCAGGGAATGAATCTCCTGGCTAACAAATGGTTTAAGCGTTGGCGAGACCATTTCCCAATGACTGATGAGGATTGGGAGTCTTGCATCCAGGAGCTGACGGATGTGCATAAGCAGTACCCCTATCAACTGATAAGAGATATCGGCTGTGCGCTGGTTGAAGAGTTGGAACGGAGGGACAAGCAGAATGCGGTCAGATGATACATGGTTCCGGTTTGCTAAGCATGGCGAGCGCAAGATGAAGCAGGCCAGGAAGAACTATTACAACGAACGCAACGGCCGGGAGTGCAAGACTTACTCAGCGACTCACAAAGCCTACTCCGGCACGAAGCTGCAGGCAAAGAAGGGAGGGCGGGATGCGGACCATACTGCCGACGATACTGATGAGGGAATGGTGGAACGACCCGGAGCTGAAGGAGACAGACCGGCCGGACCCGTTTGACGACCCGTATATGGATGATGAAGACGAAGAGGAGGATGACGAAGATGCATAGATTAGTTGGTCAGCTTGTTGGATTTATAGCAGGATGCATGATTGCAATGGCAGGGGCGCCGATTGTGTGCCTGGCAGAGGAAGCAACGTCTGCAGAGATTGTCACGGAGGATGTGACAGCACCTGCAGGTCACTGGGTACCGCTGGGTGAGTACAAGTTGACCTTTTTCTGTAATTGTAAGCGCTGCTGCGGCCGCTGGGCAGGCGGTCCGACGGCATCCGGCACGATGCCAGCAGAAGGTCGGACGGTGGCCTGCGGTTCCCTGCCGCTTGGCACACGGATTCTCATCGCAGGGCAGGGTGAGTACATCGTGGAAGACAGGGGAGTCAAGGGCAAGCACATAGACATCTATATGGCGAGCCATTCGGCCTGCCTTCAGAAAGGCGTGCAGCATGCGGGGGTATTCAGATGGGTGCAGGATTAGGAGGATAAATGACAGATTCTGTAAAAGAGCTGATCAAAATGTTTGAAAATATGTCCGGGCGGTATTCGGGTTATGAAATCTTTTCGGACTGGGTGAAGGCCTCCGCACTGTCTGTGTGCAACACCTGCCACATCATCCATGACAGCGTCTGGAAGGAACGGGAGCAGGCTTATCTGGATATCTGCCGGAAGTATAAGCAGGAAGAGCTGGTTTTGTTCGCCCGGATGCTCGCCCTGCTGATTGACGGTCTTACCGAAGACATGACCGATGTACTCGGTGAAGTCTACATGAGGGCAGGCCTCGGCAGTAAGATTGCCGGGCAGTTCTTCACACCGTTCCACCTTTCGGAGCTCTGCGCCCGGGTAGGTGTGGACATCCAGAAGATTGATCCGAAAAGCACCGAGCCGATAACGCTCAGCGAGCCTTCCTGCGGCGGTGGCGGGATGATTATAGCGACGGCGAAGGTGCTCCGGGACAACGGAATAAACTTCCAGCGCCGGCTCCGGGTAGTGGCTCAGGACCTTGACTGGAAGGGAGTGTATATGACCTATCTCCAGCTGAGCCTGCTCGGCATCCAGGCGAAGGTGGTGCAGGGCGACACGCTTTGCAATCCGTATGACCCGGCCAGGACACCACGCAGCCATATTCTGGAAACACCGGCTTACATGATGGGGGGATTGTCATGACAGACAAAGAGCAGATGGTCATAGACATAGTAAATGTCATGGCTCCGTTGGTCGATATGACCACGATGAGCGACATCAAGATGCGGCTGGCTATTGTGTTAAGCCCGTATCACGTTGAACGTCACGGAACAGAGCTGGCTACCTACGATGGCAATAAGAACGAGCAGATTCTCAAGCGGTTCCTGGCTGCTAAGATAGCTGCTGGACTGACTGCACGGACATTGAAATATTATCAGACAAGCATCAG